AAGTTAGCTGCTAGAGCTCTTCGACAAGCAGTGAATGCGATCATTCAGGGTTCAGCAGCAGAGGTAGCACGCCTAGCGCAGATCTTGTGTGAGCCCAAGGTCATGCGCGAGATTGGTTTGCATGACGAGTTGTCCCAACGTATCGAACAAGTCGGTGCGCGGCAGCTTCTTCAGGTTCACGACGAAGTCTTGTTCGAGGTACCGACAGAGAACTTGAAAGAGGGCATAGAGGTTTTGTCTCGTTCAATGGAAGCGCCGTTCAGATACGTTCCAGAACTTTTGGGGATCGACTTCGATGAACTATCGATCCCGCTTGATGTGGACGCTGGTTACGGCGAAGCTTGGTCGGAAGTACAGTGATGAACAAACGCGACAAACCGATTGTGCTGCGCATCATTCCATTTCTGTTGAGGAGGAAGAAAATGGAGAAGTACGGAGTTGAAGTCGACAAAGAGAAAGTCGATGAACAGAAGAAGAAAGCTCCGGGCGAGAAAACTGCGGGAACGGACGATCCCAACGTGAACGTTCCCAAGGACCCCGATAAGGGAACAGAGCCTTTCGAGAAAAAACCGAAAGAGGACTGACGTGCCCGCCAAAAAGAGTAAGAAGAAAACAGCGAAGAAGACAGGGAAGAAAACAGCGAAGAAGAAAGATAGCGAGAAGTGGGACAAGTTTCCGAAGCCCAACCCGAGAGACGTGCTCAGATCGATCAACATGCGTTTTGGAGACACGGGCCCCGTCATCAGAGAAGCTAGCGAAGCATGGGACGCATCAGATCTACGTCGGCCTAGTGGGATCCCGAGCCTAGATCTGGCGACAGGTGGAGGGCTCGTAGCGGGAAAGGTACATCAGTTTGATGGTCCAGAGTCGGTAGGTAAAAACTACATACTCTACCGCTACTTCGCTCAAGCGCAAAAGAACTACGGTGACGATGCTTGCTTGTCGATGGCGTGTTTCGAAGCCTTCGTGGACAAGCATTTTGCGCAAATGTGCGGGTGCAAGATCGCAATGAGCGAATACGACATCAGAGTCACGAACAGAGCAAGGGAAATCAGGGGAGAGCCCCCGCTGACACGAGCGGAGAAGAAAGAAGCTCTCTCTGTGCCGGGCGTCGGAACCTTCCACATCTTCGAAGGTCCCGCAGAAAACGTACTCGACGGAATCATCGAGGCCGTGTCATCCAACGTCTACCAGATCATCGGCATCGACTCTTGGGATTCCATGCTCACGGCTGCAGAAGACAGAGCCACAATGGACGAGGTACCACAGGTAGCCTCACCAGCCACCATTCAAACCAGGTGGGCCAAAAAGGTGTTGGACGCCTTCAACGTGGTCTACCGCTGCCCACAATGCGGCTACAGCCCATTGGAGAAGAAGGTCACCAACTATTCGCAGATGAACTTCAATTGGATTTGTCCAAACTGCTCATGGAAGGGTCTGGACCCGGCGAACGAGATCAACGAGACCACGGTCTACTGCATCCGTCAAGTCCGCGCAAAGATCCAAATGAGTGGAGGGAAGATCTACGGGCGACCCTACAAGTCGGAAGGAGCCCACGCGCTACAGCACCTAAACCACATCCGTGTGAGTATGCACCCCGGGTCTTCTATCAAAGAAGGCAACGTAAAGATCGGCAAAGAGGTCAACTGGGAAGTGTCCAAGGCCAAGGCCGGAGCACGGGAAGGGTCAACTGGGTCTTTCACGCTGTACTTCGATCCGGTTGAAGTGGACGTGGCTAGGGACATGTTCTCCCAATGTGTCAAGCGCGGAGTTATCTGTTCCCTGCCTCAAGGGTGGTACGAGATCCCGGACATCGAAATGGACGGGGAGGCACTGCGCGTCCACGGCAAGGAAAAGCTCATCAGAACTATCGAAGACAGTGAGGACTTGGTAGATGAGCTACGAGAGATTCTCTACATCAAGGCAGGCCTCTCGCACGTGAGGTTCCAATGAAGCTGCAAATGAGAGTGGCCCCGCTAGGGTATGGAAAGAGGTGTCATGCCTGTAAAACTGTAGGGCAGATATCATCCTTCCAGCTTTGGCGGGGTAACTCTCTCGAAAAGAACATCCAGCTCTGTAACGACTGCCTCAATCAGGAAGTAACGGCTGATGTCACGTTGGGCCCAACAGAAAAAGCCCCAGATCCATTCAAGAGCAAACAAGCCCGTAAGCAGGTGAAGCAGTCCAGAAAGATGGAAGCTGCACTAGCAGAGAAAATGGGAGGGCGTGCTCAACCTGGATCTGGGTGCTCGCGCTTATCTGGGTTCAAGGGAGACATCAGGAAGATCGGCAGCTGGCGAGTGGAGCACAAGTACACCGACGCCGCAAACGTCTGGTCATTGCGTCTATCGGACCTCGCCAAGATCACTGGATTAGCCATGGACGCCGACGAGTACCCAGCGCTAGTAATCGAGTATCGCAAAGCACGAGAGTCTTTCGCGATCATCCCGCTAACCCTTTTCCTGGAGATGGTCCATGAAGCTGAGGAACATTCAGCACCTCCACGAGGCAGACGAAAAAGACGTTAAAGAGGCTCTAGGCCATATCCAGTTCATCCCCAAAATCGAATCATACCTCGAAGACTTGAATCTCGAGCAGCACCCAAAAAGGCTGGGAGTCTTCAGTGCCTCTGACTTGGGCAACAAGACCGGACGCTCGCTTTGTGGAAAGTACCCTATCGGGTGTGCGAGGTTGCTTTACTACCGTTACGTCGGAGTGGAACCACGAGACTCCATCCCTCCACGACTACGCAGAATCTTCGACACTGGGCACAAGATCCACGATCAGCTCCAAGGTTACTTGCACAAGGTGGCTTCCGAATCTAAGCAAGAGTCCTTCGCGGACGAGGTCAAGTTCGACGAGACTAAGTCTCAGCTGGCTGACGAGTATGACATAGTGTCTACCGCTGATGGAGTTTGGGAGATAGAAGCTCCAGACATAGACCTCTGTTACGGTTTAGAGATCAAGTCGATGAACGGAGACTTGTTCAAGAAACTTAACGGCCCGGAGCGGTACCACGTTGTGCAAAGCCATGTATATATGGCGTGCCTCGATCTCCCATTCATGGTGATCCTTTACTACAACAAGAACGACTCCTCCATGGCTGAGTTTGTAGTCAGGTTCGAATACGACATCTGGCACGCCATCACGGAGAAGATCAACTACGTGCGAAAGTGCGCTGTGGAAGAAGAGGAACCGGAGCAAGAGATCGGATTTCATTGCCGCACTTGCAGGTACTCGTACATCTGCAAACCACCTAAACCCCAAAAGAGGAACATTCGTATGGGGCGAAGGAGGTTCAGCTTGAGGGGAGAGTGAGATGCCTAAGGGCGCGACCAAACTCGTTGAGTCTCTCCAAATCGATTCCAGAGAAGGAGAAGAGGCCTACGACGTAGCTAGATCTGCACACGATGAGATGATATCCCGCGGTATCCATCTTCCAGAGCGACCCGACTTTCCGTCGAAGCACAAGTTCATTGGAGAAGATGGATCTCCGGAGATACCGTTCGACATCCAAGACCTGAACGAGAAAGAGCTAGGTCAGCTTTATCACATCGTCAACTCTTGGTACTCCTACGTGGTGGGCCAATGGGCTCTCGTAGAGAACCAGTACATTGTGGCTAAAGAACAATTCAAGCTAGTGGCGGCCAAAGTAAGGTTGGGCAAGCAAGGAAAAGTCCAAGACAAGACAGATCGACAAATTGCAGATCGACGTTTCGTCCTGGCCAATGCCAGAGCGATGGAGCTCAAGTGCTTGTTCAATCTACTCTCGAAAGTCAAGGACAAGTACGAGTCCGACATCAAGATGATTTCTCGTGGAATCACCTTGAGGGAGCAAAAGATCAAGACTGGAGCTAGAGCAGGAGCACTAGCGGCAAGAAAGATCAAGATCAGAAACGCCGAGGATCCACCGCACTACACAGAGATTGACGAGGAGCACGAAGATCAGCCGATACCCAGGGTTAGAAAGAAGCGCCCCCCTAGAAGACGCCCCCCGTCGAAAAAGTGGAAGTGACGATGGAGGAGTTCTACAAGCTGCAAGCCACTCTGGAAATGCCGCCCACCAGCAACAATATCTACATCTCCGTCGGCAAGAGGAGGCAGAAATCGAGCTTGGCCAGGGCTTGGCAGAATAGAGCGGTGAAAGAGATTACAAGACAATCAAACCTGACGATCCAGAGTGAGTTCGACCCCGAGCGCATGTATTGGTTGGACTTGACTTTCTACTTCGATGTCGTGGTTAACAAAGGGTGGCACGAGTTCTACAAAAGAGGGGCCAAGAAGGGGCAGAGGAAAGCTGACAGTAAATGGAAGAAGATCGATCTAGGGAACAGATTGAAGCTTCTCGAAGACACTGTGAAGATAGCTGCAGGTGTGGACGATAGCTCGACTTTTGTTCTGCACCTCATCAAGACTTGCGATCCGAAAAATCCTCGTGTAGAAGTATGCCTGTACTCTCTGCCGTCGGAAGATGAGCCATGAGCTACAAGCAGGAAATCGTCGAAGTACAACCAGACGAGGAGGCTCCGGACCCAGAT